GATGTAAATATTGTCCATTTAAAACAGATTACGAAAGATGTCCGAAAGAGAACAGAATACGAGAATAAGATATAAACATGAACATATCTATGTTTACCAATTTGAAATGGAAAATCATTCTAGTTGGGGTGGAAAGCGTTGGGGAACGCAAGAATATACATTATGCACTAACTATCCAGATCCAAACAGCAAAGCAAATAGAACATTGTTAGAATCAATGCTCCGTACGGTGTATGGACATATGCCAAAGAGTGTTAAATTTTTACGTGAAAAAATATGAATCGAGTAGCAGTAATCGGAAATACAAATTGGCAAAATAAACGCAAAGTTCAAGAAACTCTGCAAATGCTCAAAAAGAAATTTGGAGAAGAATTAATAGTTGTAGGCGCTGGAGGTAATGAAGGCGCTAATAGCATGGTTAGAAAATATGCATTAGAATTTGCAATACAATATGAAGAATATAATCCTAGTTTTTCAGGATATAACATGTACTCTGCTATGCCAGAATCATATTATGGAAAATCTTATCATTTTAGTCAGTTGCATCACCGCATGAAACTAATTGCAGAACGATGTGATTACATGATGATATTAACCAATGAAATGCAATTAGATCCGGTGCTACAAACTGCATGGACAAAAACAAAAAAACTTAATAAACCGGTGGTTATCTTAGGATAATCATATTTATATAAAAGTTATAAAGGATAAAATGGAGTTACCAAAGTTACAAAAATTCGACACTAACAAGCCGAAGAAAAAGAAAATTTTATTGTTAGCAGATGATTTTCGATTACCATCGGGAATTGGCACAATAAGCAAAGAAATCATTTTTAATACCGTACAACATTATGATTGGATTCAATTGGGTGCAGCACTACATCATCCGGATGCTGGCAAAGCATTTGATTTATCAGCTGACATTACACGAGAAACAGGTGTAGAAGATGCATCAGTTAAATTGATTGCATGGAACGGATATGGAGATAGGAATATTTTATTTTCAATCCTTCAACAAGAAAAACCAGATGCAATATTCCATTTTACGGATCCTAGATATTGGACATGGTTGTATGCATTAGAACATGAAATTAAAACTACATATGCAACGCCAATTATTTATTATTCTATTTGGGATGATTTACCCTATCCAATGTGGAATGCACCTTTTTATGGTAGTTGCGATTTAATTATGGGCATTAGTAAGCAATCTGACAATATTCATAGAGAAGTGCTTACGCAGAACGGATTTAAAGTTGTAGACTATGATGAATCAGATGAACTTTGTGCTGAAGTTAGTGCAGATGAAATCATTACAGGATTTGTTCCTCACGGATTAAATGATAATACATTTAAACCATTAGATAAAAAAGATCCGCAATATGTTTCAATGCACGAAAAAATCAAACAAGCAAATGATGTTGATTTTGTAGTATTTTGGAATAACCGAAACATCAGAAGAAAACAACCAGGAGATGTAATTTTAGCATTCAAACATTTTGTAGATGGGTTACCGGAAGATCAAAGATCTAGAGTTGCACTTTTAATGCATACTCAAGTTGTAGATGACAACGGAACGGATCTGAATGCCATATGGAAAACATTAGCGCCAGAATGTAAAGTATTATTTTCAGAAGCAAAGGTTAATGCACAGGAACTTAATGCAATGTATAATGTTGCTGATGTAGTAGTTAATATTGCTAGCAATGAAGGTTGGGGACTAAGTTCCACTGAAGCAATATTGACAGGAACGCCAATTGTTAATAACGTTACCGGAGGATTACAAGACCAATGTGGTTTTACGGATGAAAATGGGGAATGGATTAGATTCAACAATGAATTTGCAACAAATCACACCGGTAAATTTACTAAACATGGCAATTGGGTAAAACCAGTATTTCCAAGTAACCGTTCGCTGCAAGGTTCACCAGCAACTCCATATATCTTTGACGACCGAGTAAATTTCGAAGATGTAGCTGATGCATTTCGATATTGGTATGATACTCCAGAAACGATTCGTGAAGAAATGGGTTATGCAGGTAGAGAATGGGCTTTAAAGAATGGTTTAACGGCTCAACAAATGGGACAAAAAATGATCCATATGATAGATTATTTGTTTGAAGCAAAACCAATAGCAAGAAAGCGTTATACATTAACACAAGTTACAGAAACAAAATACGAAAAAACAGGAATAGTAGAATGAGAACAGCAGTTATATCATCACCAGTAGCAACACAATCAGGTTACGGACATCATGCCCGCGAAGTAATCAAACAATTCATAGATAAACGAGGAGAAGAATGGGACATCAAATTGCTTTCAATGCCATGGGGTCACACACCATTTACTTTTCCTATTCCATTGGATTGGCAACGCAGAATTATTCCGCTTCCATTAACAGCACAGCCAGACATTTGGGTACAAATAACAGTTCCAAATGAATTTCAGCCGGTAGGTAAATACAATATTGGTGTAACAGCTGGGACAGAAGGAGATGTTTGTCCTGCAGATTGGATTGCAAAAATCAATCAAATGCAAGTTACAATTGTACCTAGTCAATTTACTAAATCAGTATTTGTTGAAACAGCAAAACGAAATAATTTATCAATAACAACGAATATACAAGTTATTCCGGAATATTTTGATGAAACACAATACAATAATAAATCAGTAACAACCTCAGTTGCTGGATTAAATGAAATTAAACAATCAGAAGCATTTTTAAGTGTAGGGCATTGGTTGCAAGGTCAAGTTGGAGAAGATCGTAAAAATATTGGAGGAATGATTCATTGTTTCTTTAATACATTTAAAAATAAAAAAGATGCACCTGCATTAATACTTAAAACAAGTGGCGCAACATATGCAGTAACAGATCGTTTCGAAATGCAAAATCGAATCAATCAGATTGCATCATTGTTCCGAGGAGAACGATTACCTGCAGTATACATATTACATGGCGATTTAACAACTGCTGAAATGAATGCATTGTACAATCATCCTAAAGTAAAAGCAATGGTATCATTTACGAAAGCTGAAGGATTCGGAAGACCATTACTTGAATTTGCAACTACAGGTAAACCAATCATTGCTCCGCATTATTCCGGCCAAGTCGATTTCTTAAAGAAAGATTTTATATGTGCATTGCCAGGACAATTGACTCCTATTCATCAAACAGCACAAAATGATTTTTTAATTGGAGATGCTAAATGGTTTACACCTGATTACGGATATGCAAGTGCCATGTTTAAAGATGTTTTAAAGAATTATAAAAAATGGGTAGAATTAGCAAAACGTCAAAGATACTTCGTTAATTCAACATTTACTGAAACGGCAGTATCTACCATATATGACCGCGTATTAGAAATTATAGATTCTGGTATTGATAAGTTACCAAAAGCTGTTGAGTTAAAATTACCAAAACTACAAAAGGTTTGATATTAACAACAATTTTAATATAATATAGTATGAAAATAACATATGCAGTTACTGTTTGTAACGAATTCTTAGAAATACAACGCTTATTGAATTTTTTGTTAACACACAAAAGACCACAAGATGGAGTTGTTGTATTATTTGATTCAAAAAATGGCGACCCAGAAATAGAATCATTTTTACGAAATCGGTCTGTTAATAAATCATTTGCCTGGCATAAAGCTGAATTTCAAGGACATTTTGCAGATTGGAAAAACCATTTAACAAGCTTATGTGATGGCGATTATATCTTTCAGATAGATGCTGATGAGATGATTAATGAATATGTTTGTCGATTGCTTCCACAAGTATTAGAATCAAATCGAGTTGATGTAATCCGAGTACCAAGAATCAATACAGTAATTGGTATGAATCAAGATCATATGCAACAATGGGGTTGGGCTGTTAATGAACATGGATGGATTAATTTTCCAGATTACCAATGGCGTGTATATCGAAACACTCCAGAAATAAAATGGCAAAATAAAGTACATGAAACATTGACGGGATATGAAACTATAGCACACTTACCAACAGAAACAGAATGGTGTTTATTGCATCCAAAAACAATTGAACGACAAATCCGACAAAATAATTATTACGACACTTTATAATATGAAACATGCTATAACATCGATGTATGCTAATCCAATACATCCAGGACATATTGATTGTTTACGTTTATCAAAACAATTAGTTGATAAATTATGGGTCATTGTTAACAATGATTTACAAGCAGAATTAAAACGCGGAACTAAATCATTTCAAGATGAAACGTTTCGAATCAATATAATTGAATCTATTAAATATGTAGATGTAGCAATTATGTCAATTGACACTGATACAACAGTATGTAATTCAATCAAATTAGTATATGATTTAATTAAACAATCTGATTCTGATTCAGAGATAGTATTTACGAAGGGCGGCGATAGATTTGCCACAGAAATTCCTGAAAAACAAATTTGTGATGAACTTAATATCAGTATAGTTGACGGATTAGGTGAAAAAACTTATAATTCGAGTCAATTAATTAAAGTATAATATGATTGCACCATTAACATTTTGTATATCGACATATAATAATTTACCTTATTTAAAGTTAGCTATTCATTCAGTTAGAAAGAATAGTTATTATAAAGATGCACCTTTTATCATTCATGCAGAAAATTGTACGGATGGCACCAATGAATGGCTTGAACATGTTAAAAATGAATACAATTTAACTATAATTATCGAACCAAATAATGAAATAGTTAAAGGTATCGGAGGGGGCATGAATGTTTGTGCAGAACATGTAGACACAGAATATATCATGTTTTTACACTCTGATTTTTATGTATCAGAAAATTGGGATTTAAGTTTATTAAAAATATTCGAAAAATATCCAAATGAAAAGATGTGGATAAGTTCACATCGTATAGAGCCTAGAATGTTTGAAAATTCAGATTCTCGTCCAGGTACCATTATAATTAATAAAGATGTATGGGGTGCATATCATGATGATTTTACTCCGGTTGAATTTGAAAGATTTGCAAACGAGTTTACAGAACAAAATTTAGAATATGAAATTCCTAAGGGAGAAGGCGTATCGGGCTTGATTCGAAAATGTGATTGGGATGAAGTTGGCGGTAATGATCCTTTATTTGCACCCGCAAGTTGGGATGATATGGATTTATTTTTAAGGATGACGAATTCTGGATTCAAATTTGTTCTAACTGCATCATCTTTAGTTTGGCATTTTGGAGCACGTGGCAGTCATAGATTAGAAGAGAATAACGGAAAAACAGCAGACCGACAAAAACACGCTGAAGAAAAAAATATACATATATGGTTAAATAAATGGCATGGTTTGCCTAAATATAATGATGTAGGTATGATAACAGGAATAGTAATCAATTAAAAAAAATAACGTATGAAGAAACGAGCATTAATTACGGGAATTGGCGGAATGGATGGGTCGCATCTAGCTGAATTCTTATTATCTAAAGATTATGAAGTATTTGGATTAGAACGAAGAAAATCTACTCCATATTCGCCAAATTTAAAAAATGTTAGTAATAACATTAATTTATTGAAAGGAGATTTATCCGATCAAAACTCATTGCTTCGAGCAGTTAAAGAAAGTGAACCTCATGAAGTTTATAATTTAGGTGCACAATCATTTGCAGGAGAAAGTTGGGGAACACCAGAACAAACATCAGATATTACAGGTTTAGGTGCATTACGGGTACTTGAAGCAATTCGAGAATATGGAAATAAAAATACTAAATTTTATCAAGCATCAACATCGGAAATGTTTGGAAAAAAAGGTGGAACTGCAAATGAATTAACAGATTTTCATCCTTGTTCACCATATGGGGTATCGAAATTATACGCACATTGGATAACGCGTAATTATCGAGAAAGTTACGGTATTTTTGCAGTAAATGGAATTTTATTTAATCACGAATCTGAAAGACGCGGCGTAGAATTTGTAACAAGAAAAATTACAGATGGCGTTGCAAAAATTCATTTAGGTTTAGCTGATCATATTACCTTAGGTAATTTAGATTCAAAAAGAGATTGGGGATATGCACCAGATTACGTAGAAGGTATGTGGATGATGTTGCAACAAGATCAACCAGAAGATTACGTGTTAGCAACTGGCGAAACTCATTCAATTAAAGAATTTTTAGATGAAGCATTTAGATGTATCGGTGTTGATAATTGGACTAAATTTGTTAAATTTGATAGCAAATTTCTTAGACCAGTTGATCCAATGTATTTATTAGGAGATTCTACAAAAGCAAGAGAAAAATTAGGTTGGGCTCCTAAAACATCTTTTACGGAAATGGTTTCTAAAATGGTAACTAACGATATCTCATTACTTCAAGGTATTTAATGAAAAAAATATTATTTATAAGTAGAAAAGCTGAAAGATGTGGCGTTGCTGATTACGGACGCCGCATCAATTCGGTATTACAAACATCTACATTATTTATAACCAATTGGGTTGAAATTGAAACAGCTGAAGAATTTACATTAGCTTTCAATGAAATGCAACCAGATCTTGTTCTATACAATTATTATCCTATAATATTACCGTTTATAACAGATGAATTTTTAAGTGATAAACGCCATGTTCCCCATGTTGCATTATATCATGAAGTTGGGTTAGCATTTACTCCCACTGCAATAATTGATGTCGATTCTACATTACCAGATAATTTAGAAAGTTTACATTTTTCTGTTCCTAGGCCATTATTTGATAATTTTAAAGATGATAATACATCAACACATAATGATATCATTACAATTGGAACATTTGGATTCGGATTTCGCGATAAAAATTTTCCAAAATTAGCACAATTGGTTTGTGAGCAATTTGATAACGCAAAAATAAGAATAAATACGCCATTTGCTACATTTGGCGATGCCGACGGGCAATCAGCTCGTAACGAAATTGAAAAAATGAAATATGTAATTGCAAATAGTGGCAAGAATATTATTTTAGATGTTAATCATGATTTTTTAGAACATGAAGATTTATTAAATTTTCTACGAGGAAATGACATCAATATCTTTATGTATGAACCATTTAATGATAGAAGTTTAAGTGGAAGTATTGATTATGCGTTATCAGCTAGAAGACCGATCGGTATTTCTAGAAGCTGGATGTTTAGGCATATCAATTGGGTCAAACCATCTATATTTGTAGATGAAATGCCTATAATAGATATAATAAAAAATGGAATAGAACCGTTGCAACCTATATATGAAATTCATTCAACGACGCAACTACTACTAAAATATGAATACATATTAAATACGATTTTAAAATAAAAAAAAGGAATACATGAAAAACACAACAAAACTATTTAGTTTAGGCGATTTATATGTATCTGATTTCATTAATGTTGATTCAGATGCAAGAGCCGGCAAACACGATATGACATTAGTTATCGATGAAAGATATGGAGCAGCTCGATTGGATAAATGTACTCCGATACATTCAATGTTTGGAAAATATTGGTATCGAAGTGGAACTAACTTAACTATGACAAATGAATTAAATTCAATCGTTAGTAGTGTAACATCAGTTCATAAATTAAAAGATAATGATTTATGGTTAGATATTGCATGTAATGATGGCACGTTATTAAAAGCAGTTCCTAATAACATTTTAAAATTAGGTATTGATCCTGCAGAAGATTCATTTGTAGAAGAATCATCTAAAGTAGCAGATGAAATTATACAAGATTTTTTTACGGCTGAGAGTTATAGTAGATCACAATTTAAAGATAAAAAAGCATCGGTTATAACATGTATTGCAATGTTTTATGATTTAGATGAGCCGATTGATTTTTTAAATGATGTTCATTCAGTATTAGATGATGATGGATTATTCGTATTACAAATGAGTTATACTCCATTAATGATTGAACAATTGGCATTTGATAATATTTGTCATGAACATGTTTATTATTGGTCACTGTTTTCAATTAAAAAATTATTAGAAGCAGCTAACTTTCAAATTGTCGATTGTCAATTGAATGATGTAAACGGCGGTAGCTTTAGAATATACATAAAAAAATCTAATGCTGATTTAAGTACATTTGCATCTAGACCATATCGAGATGTATGTAATGTTAGAATTAATTCTTTGTTAGAATGGGAATCTAATTTAAAACTTGATCAAGTAGATACTTGGATTGATTTTTATAATAGAATTGAACAATTAAAAGAACAAACTGTTAATTTTATTAAAGAAGAAAAAGCTAAAGGTAAAGTTATTTGCGGATATGGTGCATCTACTAAAGGCAATACCTTATTGCAATATTTTGGATTAGATAATACATTAATTGATGCAATTGCAGAACGTTCTCATTACAAATTTGGACTGAAAACAATTGGAACAAACATTCCAATTATTTCTGAAGAACAAATGCGTGAATTGAATCCAGATTATATGTTAGTATTACCATGGCATTTTATTTCTGAATTTATTATAAGAGAAGATGAATACTTAACAAAAGGCGGGAAATTTATCGTTCCATGTCCTAGATTTGAAATTATTGGAAAATAGAATGAAAATACTTTATGTTAATCCATCCAATCGCGAATGTGGTATATATCAATACGGATTACGCGTATATAATGCATTAGAAACATATTTACCTGAATGGTGTGATTATGAATTACACTATACTGAAAATTATGATAATGTTGATCAACATATTGAATTGTTACATCAACTTAAACCAAATGTTGTTTTATATTCATTTAATGATACAGCAATGCCATTTGTAAAACATTATATGAGTAATCCAGATCGTTCAATCCATCATATTGCAATATCACATGAACAAGAACAAGTCGTAATAGATAATCCGGGTATGTTCCCGGATGATTGGATCGGCGGAAATTTATTTGATAATTGGATTGGACACGATCCTACATTAAATATCTCTAGACCAAATATATTCAATGCAACTCGTCCAGTATTACGAAGTGAAAATAAACCTACAAATAAAACAGATGATCGAATAGTATTTGGTAATTCTGGATTTGGTCATCGTAGAAAAATGCATTATGAAATTGTAACTGCAATTCAACAAGAATATGATGAAGCTGTAATTAGATTCAATATGCCACCGTCGCATTTTGGAGATAAACATTGCGTAGAATCTAGAGCAATTGCTGAGCATTGTCGTAATTTAATTCATAAACCAGGTATCGAATTGCAAGTTACATATGATTTATTAGAAACTGAACACGATTTAGTTGAATGGATGTATGGAAATGATGTTAATATTTATTTTTCTCAACAATGGGACGTGCCGCATCAGATGCGAGGTGTTAATTCATCGCCGGATACTGCATTATCTACTAGACGGCCATTAATTGTAAATCATTCATCGATGACTCGACACTTAACACCATATTTTGGTGCATATGGTGCAGACGGTTCAATTAGACAATTAATTAATATGCAATTAAGAAATAAAACACCAGAATTAGTATACAATGAATGGAACCCATCTAGAATGGCTAGCGAATATTATAAAATGATAAAAAAGGTATGTAACGTATGAAAACGATATTAATAACAGGTGCAGGTGGATTTATTGGATCACATCTAGCAGAAAGACTAAAACGAGAAGGAAATTATATAATCGGCGTAGATATTAAATATCCTGAATTCAAACAACATTTGGAAATATGTAATGAATTTCATATTATTGATTTAAGAGTTCAATCTAATGTTGAACATTTTATACCATCTCGTAAGATTGATCAAATATTTCATTTAGCAGCCGATATGGGTGGTATGGGATATGTTTTCGGAAAAGATGCGCAGATTTTACAAAATAGCGGAAGAATTGATTTGAATATATTTGATTGGGCACATAAATATAATGTAAATGATATTTTATTTACATCTTCTGCATGTAGATATCCAGATGAGTTACAAAATGGAGATGATATTATGTTACGAGAAGATATGGCATATCCAGCAAACCCACAAGATGGGTATGGTTGGGAAAAGATCTTTGGCGAATTGTTATGTAGATTTTATCATGAAAATTATAACATGAATACCCACGTTGTCGCATTTCATAATATATATGGCGAAAATGGAACATGGTGTGGCGGAAAAGAAAAATCTCCAGCAGCAATATGTCGAAAAGTAGCAGAAGCAACTGATGGAGGATTTATAGAAATTTGGGGAGATGGAACTCAGTTACGTAGTTTTTGTCACGTATCAGATGCAATCGAAGGTATGATTCGAACAATGAATACAGATTTTCATTCTGCAATTAATATTGGTACCGATCGTTGCATTTCAATTAAAGATTTTACACAAATGATTATAGACATCAGTGGTAAAAATTTAACTATTAAATATGTAGATGGTGCAATTGGAGTAAAAAGTAGAAATTCGGATAACACATTAAGCAAACAACTTTTGAAATGGGAGCCTACTATCGATTTAGAAGAAGGAATGGCAAATTTATATACGTGGATATTACAACAAGTTAATTTGGCAAAACATGATTAAAATTAGTTTAGATGAATCATATGTATTTGATTTATTATCAATATATGAAGTTAAAATAGATTATAGTACAGATTTAGATAAAAAAACTAAGTTGCAACAATCATATGATTTATTGAAATCAGAAATTACTGACACAATAGGTAACAAATTAGTTGTTGATATTTTAGCTAGTGATGAATATGCTCAATTGAAGCAAAGCAACCAAATTGTATTTGAATTAGTAGATCGAGCAAATGAAACTGAATTATCAAAATTAACAGCTGATGCAAATTATATGAGATATTTAAACAAAGTATCATTGCAAAATAAATTTTTTAATACAATTGTAACGGAAGTAAAAATATGAATTATCTAGGCGGCGGAAAAATGGGAGATTTTATCCATAGTTTACTTGTATGTAAATATAAGTTTGATCAAACTGGAGAAAAATCAAATATATTTTTATCAAATAATGGCCATGCTTTTGAATATGATTTAGAATTTACATTCAACGAGTTAAAACCATTAATGATGTGTCAGCTATGGGTGGATACATTTAGTATACATGATTCTGAATCAATTGATATCGATTTAACTGAATGGCGACATTCTCCATTATTATATCAAACTAATTGGTTGGAAATATATTCAAACATGTATCTAAATAATATTAAAATTCCTAATGAATATAATTGGATAACGGTTGAAAAAGACAGCCGTTATTCAAATTCATTAATGATTAATAGATCTTTGAAAACAGTTGATAACAATAAATTACATGTATATGATGATTTGATTTCAAAATATGATGATGTATATTTTATTTGTTTTGATATCAAACAATATTACCAGTTTCCATTACATTATAAAACGAAGTTATTACTTGTTAATAATTTATATGATTTCTTTATAAAGATTGCTAGTTGTCATTTTTTTATAGGAAATCAATCCGGGCCGTTTGCATGGGCATCGGCATTGAATACTCCTAGAGCTGTTGAATTATTAAATATTATTGATAGGCAACATTATATCAATGATTCGAATTATTATGAATTTTTTAATTATTTTTAATTATGCATAACATAGTTTTATATTGTAAATCATTTAAACGTGATATTGAATTAGTTAAACGTTTAATGGAATCTATTGATCAATACAATCGAGATAATATTGTAACATATCTAAGTGTACCTAAACATGATATGGAATTATTTCAATCATTAAATTTAAACAATGTTATTTTAATTGAGGATGAATTAGTATACGAAGGAAATGCTTCTGGTTGGATGCAACAACAAATTGTAAAGTCATCATTTTATAAATTAAAATTAGCAAAAAATTGGGTATGTTTAGATTCAGATGCATTCTTTATAAAACCATTTTATATTACAGATTTTATATATGAAGATGATATTCCATATACAGTGATGCATGAACAAAAAGAATTATTTACTTGGACTGCCATTAATTCTAACATATTAGGGTTTGATCCTAAAGAAAGTTTCAATTCCGATCGCAAACAAATCATGGATGTATTTGATAGAAAAGGTCGAATATATGATTTCGGCCCAGCACCTATAATTTGGTCATCTAAAGTTTGGCTAGATTTAGAAAATAATTATATGATACCAAATAATTTAACTATGCAGCAATTAATTGAATTTTGTGCATCTGAATTTACTTGGTATGGAGAAGCATTATTAAGATTCAAATCAATACCAATTTATCCTGCAGAACCATTATTCAAAGTTTTTCATTATAAACAACAATTGGAAGAATTTAATAAATTAAATATTACAGCTGAATGTATATCAAAAAATTATTTAGGTATCATTGTACAATCAAATATCAATTAATATGTTAATAGCAACACTTAATCACAACTTACCAGATCTAACAGATAATCTTGTTAATCAATTACAACGAGATGCATATTTTTCAAAATGTGAACTTATGGTATTAGATAATGGATCTTCAGAAACTTTGGCGCAATCAACAACACATCGTTTAGAACAAAATGTTTTCTTTGGAGGAGGATTCAACGTAGTACTTGATTATTTTCTAAACGAAACCGAACATGAGTGGTTGTATTTTTTAAACAACGATTTGATATTCCATGGACCATCATTTCTAAAAACATCAATTGATAATGCAATTACTAGCAATGCAGATGTATATTCTCCGTCAGTTATAAACGCATCAATTGAACAATGTCATTGGAAACAAATGTGGAATTGGGGAAAGGGTATGCGTTCTGTAAAATGGATTGATTTTCAATGTCCACTTATACATCGCAGAGTATTAGAAAAAATACAACAGTTTCCGCATGAATTGATATATGGTTGGGGATTGGACTTTTATACGGGATGTATTACGGAGACTAATGATTGGAAAACTGTAGTAGATGATACGCATACAATTTGTCATTTGAATTCACAAACATTCAAACAAAATAAAATTGATATAGGCGTTACTGATTTTTGTAGGAATGCTGAAACAAATATGAATACATTCTTTTTGAATTCTGAATTTAATTCATTATATTTTAATATGAGACAATACGGAGAAACTTATAACATATGATATCTTTTATAATACCTAGTTACAACAATTTGCGGCACTTAAAGAATGTGTACGCTAGTATTCAAAAACATGCATCAGAAGCTGAAATAATTTTATTAGATGACGGGTCAACTGATGGCACATGGGAATGGATGCAAGAACAATATAAACAAGATGAAAATCTAGTTATATTACGAGTAGATGAACGAATAGGACATACAATCCTTTATGATAAAGGAATTGATATGGCTACAAATGATATAGTGGGTATATTACACGCTGATATGATTTTAGGGCCAAATTATATTGAGAACATGATAAAGCACTTACGACCAGGGAGAGTTGTCTGTGCAACCCGTATAGAACCACCTTTACATCCTGCAGGAAAAGAAAAAATCATAATGGATTTTGGTCAAGATTTTGATACATTAGATATTGATTCATTTGAAGAGTTTGTTATGTATCAACAAGAAAAAACAGTTGATGAAATTAGTTACGGAATGTTTGCCCCATGGATTTTATATAAAAAAGATTTCCAAGCTATAGGAGGACACGATCTATTATTTGCTCCATTTCCATATGAAGATTCAGATATATTTCAACGTTGGATATTAGCAGGTTACGATCTCATACAAAGTAGAGATGCACTTGTATATCATTTAACATGTAGAGGACATCGATGGACTGAACAAGTTGGCCAGGATGATGAATATTATAAAAATGCATGTCACAAAGCTAGTAGAAACTATTTACGTAAATGGGGTAGTTGGATTAAAAATAATGAATATCAATATCCTATTATTACACCTAAATATAACATTGCATTTGTAGTTCAAAATTGTACGTTATCAATGCTTGAAACATTAGAGCCATGGTGTGATAGAATATACATAGAAGATGATATGCAAGTTATCACTACAGCATATATTGAATCAGAACAACCAAATACACGATTTGATCTAACTAAGAGAATTTTTGTTATAGGACATAATGATCCACAAGGAGAAAATGATATTGTAGTTGAGTTTGACGCTAAACAACTAAGCAATCACAACTTCCAGTACATACAACAACTTGCAGCAATTATCAAAGATAGTGGTGCTATAGGTGAGTTTGAAATAGACATATTCAAAATTACAATATATTCATTAGAGGAACAACAAGATAATCTTATTATTTTGAAACAATAACATATTTATATATGAAAATACGAAAACCAAAGTTATTAGAAACCGTGAAGGATGTAATGAAAAAAAGCACAAATTTTTTTCAGAGAATGTTGTCAGATTCGAGAAGTGGAGATATATCATCAAAGCGCGTTATCGGCGTGTCTGGTTTTATTGCGTTGACTGCTATGATGTTTATCAATGCATTGTATCCAAAGTCGATTGCCCCGTCTCATGAATTAATTTCTGCTATTGAATATATTGTTATTGCTGCATTGTTTAGTGCTTCAGTTGATAAATTTTCGTATAAAAATGATATCAAGGAAATAAATCAAGAAAAAACACCAAAACAATAAGGATATGATAAGAATGAAAACCATACCGTTACTAGCACTTACATTTACAACCACAGTCACATTTATTTGTTCATATTTTTACAACTTAACAATGGATAACTTTGAACAATATACTTCATTGTTAGCAGTTGTGTTGTTAGATGGATTTTTTGGAATCATAGCAGGATGTAAACGCGAAGGATTTAAAACATTCAAGGCAATCAAAGTATTACGAACTGCAATAGTTTGGACAATGTTTTTAACGGTGCTGCTTTTAGTAGAAAAAGGTTTTGCAGGAACAGCATGGTTAAGTGAAACAATTGTTATTCCATTTATCATATTTCAATTGATAAGTGCTCTTAAAAATGCATCAATGATAGGTTGGATACCGTCTAGCTTATTAAACCAAATATTAGATAAGATAGATTTACATAAAGGTCACCGAGACGAAGATAAAAAATAAAGGAAAGTTATGGTATTGAAACGAGGTAGCAAAGGCGAATCAGTAAAAACGTTACAAGAATTTTTAAAATTAACTGCAGATGGGGACTTTGGTCCTAAAACAGAAGCAGCAGTTAAAGATTGGCAAAAAACACACGGATTAATGGTTGATGGTGTTGTAGGTCCTAAAACATGGGCAGCAATGGGTATTTTAAATACTGACAATGCAGAAAACATTGAAGTAGCAAATGCTTTGCAAATTAAAAAATATTGGATGGCTGAAGGAACTTATTTCAAAGGCCCTGTTCCAAAAGATTGGATATTCTTACATCATACAGCCGGCGGAGATAATCCTTACCAAGTAGCTGATATGTGGGCTAGAGATAATCGCGGCAATGTTGCAACAGAATATATCTTAGGCGGACAGAATGTATCAAATAAGAACACTAAATTTGACGGGGAATTGATTCAATGTTTTCCTGACGGAGGTTATGGGTGGCATACTGGAACCGGAAATTCTGTAATGCACAGAAATTCAGTTGCAATTGAAGTTTGTTGTATGGGTCAAATCGTTAATGGTAAAACATATGTTAACACTCCAGCTGATCCATACCAAGTAATTAAATTAGCAAAACCGTTTAGAGGGTTTCAATATTGGCATAACTATTCTGATGCGCAAATTACTGCGTTGAAAAATTGGATTTTGTTTGTAGCAAATAAATATAGCATTGATCCGCGTATAGGATTAGTAGAATATGTACGAGCTAAAGGTGCTGATGGATTTGATGTATTAGATGTTCGAAAAGCAGAATCAACTCCAGGAATGTATTCGCATACCAACGTTATCCGCGGCAAAGTGGATATGTATCCGCATCCGGATCTAATCGATATGCTCTTATCTCTTTAATATGAATTATAAACACATTGCTCTTGCATTTGCAATGTTTCTTGTTGGACAAATCATTGTTTGGGTACAAGTTAACGGTCCTTTGATATGGGATTGGGCAAAAACATATCGCACAGCATTAATGTTATTAGGAGTACCTATAACATGGTTATTCATGGAAGCAACACGTTATTGCGTAAGTGGTTTTGGTGGGCTATTCTGGCCAGGACGCTTTACATCATTTGTAGCTGGAATTTTTATATTTACATGTATGACATACATATTCCGAGATGAAACAATCAATCTAAAAACTGCAGTATCATTACTATTAGCATTTTGCTTGATACTTGTACAACTCTTTTGGAAATAATCATATTTATAATAAAATACTAGGATCTATATATCATGACCGTTATTAAATATAATTTTCGAGAAAATAAACAATTAATTGCAAGATTGCTAACTGAAACTGCATTAGTTGCGTCTGCAGCAGACAAATATCCAGATTGGACACCGGGTGAAGCTTGGACAGGTACATATGCTAAATATGAATCTTTATTAAAAGCAATGGGTGCTAAACCATATCCTAGACCATTTGGTAAAAAAGCAAATTACGAAATGAAAGTTGGAGATGATTATATTCGTTTCTATGATAATGGCGTTGCATATTCTACAAACAATTCTCAAGAAATGGGATATGGCATTGATACAAACATGTTTGCAATATTGCCAGGTAGTAAACCTAGACTTACATTGTATGATAAAGTGGGAGGCAAAAAAGTACATGGATACATTGAAAATAATAACGGTAAACTAACATGGATAGCACCAGATGCAGAATCAGCAGTAGAAGAAGAACCAGAAACATGGGTTGATTATTTACAATTGGCCTTAGATGTAGTAGGGTTGATTCCGGGATATGGTGATATTGCAGATATTATTAATGCTGCAATTTCATTCGGCCGAGGTAATTATTTAGAAGGATTTCTTAGTTTAATCGGAGCTATACCGGTAGTAGGAAGTGTAATTGCAATTCCATTGAAAGCTATATTGAAAACATTTAATAGAGCAGGCGATGTTTTAAAGTCAGCCTGGCGTGGAAAAAAATCAGCTGATGAAATTTGGTTGTATGTTAAAAATAGTGGCAAATTGGGACCTAAAGAATTAGATGGAATAGTTAAAGGTATGGGCGATGTTGCTAGTTACGTAAGATCGTTTAGAAAAGAAGCTGATTGGGCACTTCCAAAATCGGCAGCAGGTGCATTAGATGAATTTGCATCATTTTTACAAAAAAATAGCGATGAAGCTGAAAAAATATTTAAAGGTGCTGCTAAACAAGCAGATACAGCAGGCACCGGAATACTTAAAGTAAGAAAAGAATTAGATCAAGTTGGCGGACTTCAAAGATTATTAGGAGGAGGTTTATTCCGTCGATTAAGTAATACATTTAGCACTGCATTAAGTCCTAAAGAATTAACGGCATTACGCGGAGCAATGGATATAAAATTCTTTAAGAACATGGATAATCCAGGCAAATTAACAATCTTATGTAAAACTGACCCGAACCTTGCAGCAAAAACTTTGACAGGTATTGGTAGCGATGTAGGTAAATGGTTTTCTAAAATGAGTAACGCTCCTGCTGTCGGCAAATTTAATCCTGCTGCAGCCGGCGCTAGATTACAAAAAGAATGGGACAATATAGCAAAAGCATATCCAGGTCAAGGTGCAAAACAATTAGAACAACAATTAAATTGGTTAAAGAAAAATAATCCAGACATATATTCAAAAGCACATAAAAATATTGTAAATATGGCTCAAGAATCAAATAATCCATTATACAAACAATTTATGACCAATGAGATAAATGGATTAGGTTCATATTTTAGTCGAGAGTATACAGAGTTAGCTGGTATTAAATCAGCTGCAGCTCGTTGGAATAATTTAGCACCAGTAGTTTATAATGAATTAAGTGATATGGGTGAAGATGCGTTAATGGCTGCAGGTATTGAAACAAAAGATGATGTTAATGGATTATTTTGGCCATTGCTTAAATCTGCAGTAGATGCATCGAAACATGTTCCAGTGCTAGGAGATTTTGTACAATGGACATCGACGAATGTAGCTGAACCAGCTGGCAAGGCTGTGAAATGGGCATCAAAAATTCCAGTAATCGGCGCCGGTATTAATACAGCTAAAAATGCATTAGGTGTAGATGCAGATAAACGATATGATCCAAATGTGAAATTCCAGATTGTTCCAGATGATGATCCTGGATTGCAACAACAGGAAAAAGAAAAAGAAAAACGCATAGAAAAAAATAAAAGCACGTTTTAAATTGCCATGATAAACGAATACGAAACACAGAGCACACTTAATCCAAAGCTTTGGGACGACACGCGTCTCAAACCCAAGTTGGACAAAAAATTTATTCGTATTGCAAAAGCATTTTATGATTTTCTAGAAATTGAAGCACCTATACTTGATATTATTCTTATCGGAAGCAATGCTAATTACAATTGGACGGAACATAGTGATATTGATTTGCATGTTGTGATAGATTATCAGGCAGTGAATAAAAATTTGCATCTTGTTAAAAATTACATGATGGCAAAGAAATCAATTTGGAATGCAAATTACCCGCTAACCTATCAAGGTATGGCTATTGAATTATATGCTCAAGATTGGAATGATAAATTGCATTCAACGGTAGGTCAATATTCATTAGCAAAAGGCAAATGGATCAAACAACCTTCTGCAGATACAGTTTCAATTGATGATGATGTAATTGATCAAAAATCTCAGCCGATTGAATTTCAAATTGATGCATTGCAAGAATCAGATCCAAAATTAGAAATCAAAATACAAAATATTTTATTGCATTTGCGTAGAATGCGACAAACGGGATTAGAAGCCGAAGGCGAATATTCTATAGAAAACTTAGCTTACAAGAAACTACGTAATAGCGGTCATTTAGAACGATTAAAACTTTTATTAACTAAGAGTACTATGGCTTCTTTAGATGTAGATTCTCCATTACAAGAAGGGAAAATGGAGTCATGTATTGAATCTTTAGCTCGGCACATAACAAAGAAACGCGTAATGACAGAAACGGATTGGGAACGTGTAATGCAAGAGACAGATGCTGTGGAAGATGCAATGGGTCAATGGAAGCACCCCGGTCGTTGCACCATGATACCTAGTAACAATATTACAATGCAACGAGTTGCATATCCAGTATTAGGAATAGATGATACAGGTCATTCCAAAATAATGCATCCGGAACAATCATATACATATCCAGGTAAACGAGTATTTGAAATACCAATGAACGGACAACAAAAAACTTTATTAATGCAATTACGCAATGCAATAACAGATTGGAATAGCTTATGAGTGCAAGTAGAGGTTTAGGCGATGATATTAAAAAAATAACTGCAGCAACGGGTTTAGATCAACTTGCAAAACAAATTGCACGTATTCTCGATGAAGATTGCGGATGTGATGATCGTCAAGAATGGATGAATGAAAAAACAAAGAATTGGCCTATATATAAGAAAAGGAACGTAAATGGCAATAATAAATAAAACAGGTATTACTACGGGTGGAACAATACAAGCTGAACATGTAACTAGAACCATAGATGCATTGAGTGGCGTATCAACGGATACCATAGTTGCAACGGGATCTTTCTCTGGTTCTTTTAAAGGAGATGGTTCGCAATTAAGTGGAGTTACAGCTGGATTTCCTTTTACGGGTTCGGCTAGAATAACAGGATCATTAGCTGTTACTGGATCTTTTAGAGTTAATGATACAGGTTCCGTTGGAATTAGCATGACCTCAAATGCAATAACATTGAGTGGATCTGCAGGATCATTGCATGAATTCTTAGCATCAACCAGTAGTTTCGGCGATTCTCTTCAACTCACAAATACACGTGTAGTCGGCCCTGTCAACATCACCGGACCAGTTTCAACATTAATGGTATCTGGTGCATTTGAGAATATGGTTAGTGTTAAGAATACATTAGTAACATATGGTGATATTGTATATGGTAATACTTCCGATGCGGTTAAGGTAGGTAATATCGTATCATTGGATTATGCTACGAATAAATGGCTTCCGGTTTCGCAAAGCTCATATGATTCAAACAGATTACCTGTATTAGGTACGGCATTAAATATTTCGACTGCAGGACAAGTAATGTTGTCTGGATACGTTACTGCATATAAATCTGGATCTAACGATGGAGCAGGAATTGCAATAGTAGAAGATGATATTATACGAGTAGGAAACTCTATATTTTTGAGAGAATCAAATACCGGAGTTACTAGTGATACAATACCTGCAGGTGGCGAAATAATACAAGTAGGACATATTATTCATATCGGTTCTGCATTTTCAACTAACTATGTTATTCGATTTGA